GATCGGGATTTAATAATATAATGTTCGCAATGGGCATAATCCAAATTTTACACAATAAAGTGAAAAACATTGGGGAGCTCATAAAAATACGAGGACAAATTTGTTTACTTTCTTTAATAATTTCATCTTTTACATTTGCTTTCATAATAGGAATAGGACCACAAGTATTGAAAATTGATTTTTCATACTCACGAAATTCTAACTCAATAGCGGGTTTTAATTTATAATTCACCTCATCTATTTTGTCTAAATAATCTTTAAATAATCCTTTCTTACCAAATCCAGCAGAAGCATTTTTATTCATAGCAGTTATTCCTTCTACACCATTAATTGCTTGGTGTAAACTTAAAGGACCATTTACGGTAGGAAAATCTACTTGATTAAAAACACTCACATAATCTTCAAAACAATAACGAATAAGAGTCTCAGCAGGTTCAACTGTATCAGTCGAACAAGCATCAGCAGTTCCAACCAATTTAGGAGAAACCCATCTTATATCATCATTTTCTTTAACTGAAAAAGGACTCAATTCAGGAATAATATATCTATCCTTACTTATTAATTCATCTTTTATATAAAATAAATCATTAATTGTAAGTAAATCATAACATATACTTTTCCTAAATGAACTTTTATTCTTCACACCTACATAATTAGGTATAGTACCAACATAATCTATGGCACTACCCACTAAATGACTATAGATAGAATAAGGACCAGGTATTGGATTTAACTCAATACCATAATTCTTATTCCATACCATAGTTGGTATAAATGTTTTTGCTTTTAATTCACTCTCTATTTCATGAAATTTAATATTCAAAGCTTGTATAGCACATGATCTAATATTTTCACTACTAGCAGATTGAACACCAATAATAGATGCAGTTTGACCTTGTTGTAATAAAACAACAGAACCAGAACTACCAATAGCATTAACATACGGAAAAATAAAACCTCGTGTTTTCATTTGAACACCAGTTTTACAGATAAAAGGGACTTCACCCACTTTACCATTTTGCATAATTTTCTTTTCTGACGTAACTTTATTATTCTCATAACGTAAATTATACATGATAACCTCATCAAGCGGCACAACACCACTATCCTTGATACCACGTATATATTTACTAATATCTTTTTTTGGATTAATAGCAGGGAATAAAATAAAAGCCAAATCATT